AAATTCGCTACAAATAAGTAATTGCTCAAGGCCATAGCCTACCTACTTAGCTACCAGTAGGATTAATTTTGCGTTTTTCAACGTGCCAAATGGCAATGAGTTTAACGTCCTCCGACGTAAAGCTACTAAGTAGCAGCGGGAACAGTTGTGTGATTATACATAGGAGGAACATCAATGAAACCGTGCAAAGAAAAATCATCCGCAGCAGAAACATATTGTTCCAGTATAACGTCAGAACCAGAAGAAGTAACGAACTTGACTAGTATCGTCACACCTGCTCCCGAAGAAGACCCCCTATTTGTCCCACCGTCACGGCCACGAAAATACCGTAATGGTGAATAGAAAGGAACTTCAATATCAAGAGGTATCCGTTCGATATCGGGGGTAGCACTCATACCACTAACCCCGTTAGTAACACCTCTGTGCTCGACCCTATGCGCACGAGCTGCAACACTAGGGGTGGTGATAGCAGGAAAAAGTGTGGTAGTATTCGTGTATCCAGCGACAGGTGCTCTATAAATAGCCGCGTGCTCAATCGGACAACCAATACCAGCTATAAATCTATGCCTAATACCACCCCGTCGCGCTAAAAAAGCTGGTGTAAAATAATTCAATAACGTCATAGATGAAAAATTTATAGCTGTAGTGGCAGTATGTACTGCTAGAGGCGCTCGTCCAGGGTACAAGGGCATCTGCGGAAGAACAAGACGCCAGGAAAAGCGCTGCACACCTACTGCTGTAAAAGTCGGTGAATATGCGCAAGAATAAGTATATCGCTTTAACAATGTTCGCAATGATATTACGGGATCACCATGAAATATTTTGGGTGACGGATCATTACTACGTATTCGTGAACCAAACTTAACATCCGCCTCTGATTTATAAGGTTTAATGATGGAATTCTCCAACACCTCCCCAGATTGAGCATGATACGTGAAGTTAGAAATTGTGTCTATCGGTGAGAATAACTCAAAATCCTCACATGCAGATACTGAAACCAAAATAGATATAGGTGATGTTAAACTGGTATCGGGAGATGTTAACTCATTCAATACATATACAGATATTGTACCATTCCGAAAGGGATTGGCAACAATATTACCGGTAACTCCGATAACAAAAGGGTTGATACCATCCCCAATATTCGAAACTTGCATATACGGATTAGGTTGATGCCAACCAACATCGATAACTATTTCCTTCTTTTCGGAAATATCCCAAATCTCTGACATTACGACATTAAAGGACGGTACCAAACCTGCAGTCGAACCGGCAGGTTCATAAGCTATCCGTAATCTGCCCCGATGGAAAGCAGAGCAGACTGCTGTAAGCTTATACCGTATAGACCCTCTCCAATACTGGAAGGGCGCAGAGACCCAACTCATAGGGGTTTGAATAAATTGCGTATTAATCCCAGTACCAGACGTTCTATATTGATTAGGCGAAATAGTTAAAACACATAACCTAGAATCAACAGCATTCGTTTGAGTATAAGGAAATTGAAAAAGATATGATTCTCTCATAGCTATATCCAAGATTCCCATTTCATCTCTACCATCAAACCCAACGACACGCGGATCAACCGTAACACCTTGCTTGTCATCTAAAGTTGCTTTAAATATAGGATCATGTTGCGTGGCCGATGCTAAATTCGGTAATGCTCGCGGGTTCATCAGGGTAATATCAGAAACTACATTTGGTTTAACAAAACCGAACAAAGATGCCAAATTACCAATAGACGTAGCAGTCATATCAGTGGCCATAGCATAAGGCCTGATATATGGAAACTTAACCATAGATTTGGCAACTGCAGCCAAAGCGAAAGCAGGTCGAGAAATTACTCCTTGCCCATATTCATCAGAGGATTGGGCTGTGAGCCCAGAAATGTTGTTAATAGTTGGCGCACCAAGAACTACATTCTCGGCCCAAGCAAAAACGGATACTGTTATGGTTTCAACAACTCCGCTCACATGGGCTAACGGGACAAGTTCCCGCAAAGCGAGCGTACCAGCCGATTGCAAATTGGTTCCAAGAGTATCAAATGCATTGCTGGGATGAGTATAAGGCAAGCGCAAACAACCAGCGGATGACGTACTAGCGTCAATGAATATATGGGGATTTTGAGAGCCACGAACACAACCCAGTTCAGTCAAATCAGAATTAGGAAACCCCTCTAACGATTGATCAGGAGTAACACTTGCTAAAATCATCCCATAATGAAAAGGTGTACCATTGACCACTATTTTAACACACATATCACATTTCATATTCCGATAATTATTGAGCCTATTGGCGTTGTGCTTATTTTTCCAAAATAACTCAAATGGGAAAATACTCTGACCGACGAAAGCGGTGTTGACCGTCCAAGGAAATGAACCAATTCGGACAGGACGCGAGAAAAACTTACCGACATCAAACATGGGTTCATCACTAACATAATAACTGTCATCACGGGCTGATATTAAACCCGCTTCATACCCAGCATCGTGATCGGTAAATCCAACTATATTGGCTTGAACGTTGGAATCAGCAATAGACTCTAACAAAGATTGAGCCTCATACTTCAAGCGAACAAGAGAACGAGCAGCGCGACGAGCACGGCAAAACTGAGAAATATTACCACAATCGCCAATTTCAAAAAGAAATTGGCGTTGCCTAAGTGAGGTAATGTCACTACTTTCTTCAGAAGCTACACTATAATCATGTAGTGTATCCTCTAGAGCAAAGTTAACTCTTTTGTGATTCGGACCATCCAGTCCTTGTGGAATACCACCATTTGAATTTGTAAAGGGTTTACTACTCCCTCGGTTTTCATTATTAAATTTAGTTTCGAGTAAAATTTTAAACCCCAGGATTTACTCATAACCCGGGGTCGAAAGATTCGACTACTCCAAACTAAAGCACTACAGAAAACGTCAACTCCTGTAGAGTAATCAATTAATTTGGGGTTCCACTTTTTCTACCATCTCTTTATAAGAAAAATTAAGATTACTAGAATGGACAGCAAAATCACAGTCTTCGGCCACTCGAACCATCTGTGACCGAAAAATCTCGTAATCTTGCTCACCATGTGCGAAAAATTCACGCAATGCACCGTCCACCACAGCACCCGCCCAAGCCTCATCTGATATATCTGACGATCGCATCCGCACGTGCAGAGACTTGTAAATAGAGGCCTTATCTAATGCCCCTATATGTCTATCCAGGTGCGTATTAAAAACGGATTTTCTTTTTAGAAAATCAACACCCGATATTTCCATGTAGGGCACATGTTCCCCACTTTTATCGGGGGGAGTATATTTCATACCTATGTAATTTATATAATTAGATTTTGTGACGCAATTAAAATCCCCATAAGCCTCACTAACACTACCTATATCATCATCACCGTATGTTATCATGGAAACAGCCAACCTAAAATCTCTATGCTCAGGGTACATAGAGAAAAAAGCACACCTACTAATTAATGAATTAACTATGGAGTTAATATAAACTGTTAAATTATGACCTGAAGGATTACTACCATAGAATTGAACCAATGTACCGTTATAAGCAACAAGGGGATAGATAACATCAGCTACCATAGCTCTCATAATGGTCAAGTCATCCGGACTATAGCCAGCCTTTTCAGCTAATTCTATCAAAATACTAAAAGCCGCACCCGTCAAAGATGGTGGCATGCGTTGGTCGTAAGCGCTATAATCGCCCGCAACAATCCTTGAATCACCAAATTTAACTATGTGCTGGTGCATTTCTTCCCATTCATTTGAGAATGCATTAACACCAACAGCACACTCACTTATAAGCGGAAACATGCTTAGATGCGAAGCAATAGGCAAAAAGTACTCCCTCAACAGCATCTTTAATGCTACCGGTGCTGCCTGAAAAACACGAACTTTCAACTTACCTATCTTAACTGGCTCATCCTTTAATGAGGCACGAAAAATAGGATAACAACGCTCACCAGCTCGATAGCGGGTTTTATATATTTCGTAAACTTCCATAATCTCAGGCGATAATTCAAAATTTACGCTATGTCCCTCCTGCGCTGGAACTATAGTCGAAAACTTACTCAATTTCCCAGACAATGGAAAGCCAACAGACGTATTTTGGGGCATCCGGTTTAAAAATTTATCACCATCCAGCCCATTAATTATCGTAGGTAAATCTAAAGGAAGGATATTAATAAATTTAGGGAGCAACGGTTGAATATAATCAACAGACGCCCGTATCACACTATCTAAGAACGGCCCCACAGCTGGGTCACTGAAACCTTGCATCCCAAGCGACCAATTATGCCACGATCTCACCAATGGCGGACCCATAGGCGCTACACCGTGAGTCCTTTCAACCCCAGTGAACTCAAACACCTTACCTGAAATGTGTGATACAATTACTTCGGACTTATTAGTAACCGCGCCCTTACATGAAGCCAACACATCAATTATAGCACCTTCAGGTAAGAAGTTGGAGGAGCAACGGGGCGATATAGGTTTATCTAAAGTTAAAGGACCGTCACCAAGATGAGACTCATACATAACAGTGGGGATTTCAGAGGAACCTCCAGGAAAAATTATACCCGGCACGTCAAAATGGGCTAGCGCATTGCGTATGTCAGTCTTCAATAAAGTACCGCTGGCACCATATTGGGTATCAGTTACACCCCCCAAGTGGAAACCTGCTATACATGGCGGCTTCATTTCGCCAACTAGAGCACCCATACACAGACCCTTAAATGTATTAAAATTATTAAATTCGTATTCAGCACCTGAGAAAGTTGCAACATCTGTGGTTACCTTACCAAACTTCATACGAACACGGTCCAGTAATAATTCGCCATCCGCTCCCCGATAAGTGAACGAACCCACACACTCTCCTTCGAGATGAGAGGATGGAAAGTAATCCGTAAAGTCACACTTGTCACATCCACCTGGGGCATACACCAAAGCGATGTCAGAATTGGGGACTTTATACACCAGATCCCCATTTGTCCGAACACGGTAAGAATGCTTGTTATCTAAATACTTGACTCGAGGTATAATCTCTAACTCCATATCTGGAGAAATAAAATGCCCAGGGACTGCCAACAAATGGGTCCGGACATAAAATCCTCCTGTAACTTTTGTGCCGCTCTTGATAAAAACACAATTTTTTGCAATTTTCCCATTCAAATCTCGCCAGTTTGTGGTTTTAGAACGCGAGGACGGCTTGGCAAGTTTGACAACAGGAAGTTTGGGATACCATAAATTAGGCTCCCGACGCCGCTTCATATACTCATCGTCGCCATCAGGGTTGAGTGCTGATTGCCCCGTCATGATGGCTCCGTTAAAGGACCGGTAAAATTTTATAAAACCATACAATATTTTTCCAAGCGCCCTTGTCATTAAATAGGTAGTTCCAGCACCAACAATACACGTAAATAGCGGACTGCTTGCTATTCTATGTGCCGACGATTGTAACTGGAACCACCTAGTTCTAGATTGCCAATAAATCAAATAAAAGCGATAAATTAAAATACTATGGAAAATAAACATACACCAAACCATACACGTAAGCAAATTTAGGGGTCGCAATATCGAAAGGATAGCCCATAGACTAAAACTTATAAAGATCTGGCGCCAATGGAGCCTAACATAATCTGTAAGGCCTCGCCAGGAAGCAAAATAGGAAACAAACATCGCAATGTCCTCACGATACGGGAAGGGAATAAAATCCCAGAATGAAGACTCACCAATAAAATCCTGATCAGTTATATCAATAACTCCACTGGCATCCAATTCCGCATCGGAGGATTCCTCCCCTGCTTGATCACAATAGGTACATTGGCACGATACTTGCAACTTATTGCATACGCAACATAAGTTGATGGTATCATGAAGTTGGGTTTGCTTTGAAACTAAACTCTTTTGGTTATTGGCGTGGTTACGAGCAGCATCAGCGGTGTAATCTGCCAATACTTTCAAACTAATATCTTCTAATATCATGTTCTGCCAGACAACCTTACGAAATTCAGCTCGATCGGTCCCACCAGTAGGATTCTTAACGGCCACAGCCTTTTCAACGGTAAAATTCCACATATCTGGAAAAATCTTCTCATCACCCTTCAGACTATCCACGTAAACACGAGCTCTCTCAGGATCGAGCATCAGATTGCCACTCCCACCATTCATCAACGAAAATTGTTCCTTAACTGTAACGCTTACTCGCATATCTAAGCGTCTCAAAATTGAAACTGGTTCATTTGAATAAGTTTGAGCTAGTAAATCAGGAACATTAGTCGTAATAACCAATGTTAAGGGCCGAATGGGTAATTTCCCCTTAGATTCTAACTCGGCCATAACAGCGTATTCAGGATTATTATTATTAAATTTAATTAACCAAGCTAGAGGGGAGGACTGGATAAATAGGGGCTTAGTATTACACAAATCATCCATAACGATAGTTTCCGTATCCACCTTGTAATTGGAAAAATAATCGTCATTTTCATTCCAAGTAATCTTCTTAGTCAAGTCACCTGTTCCACCACTTGCCTTCACGGCAACGACATTAATTATGTTGGCCACTGTGGTTTTTCCAACGCTCGAGGGACCACAAAAAGCCAACACAAACGGTGCTCTCCTCAATAATCCCGAATTGAGTTTACGATCCAAATCATTCTTGGTTTTAACCATATTTACTAGACGATCCCAAATGACCTTCTTTTCAAAACCCTTATTAAGGGAACTATGTAGACTGTGTAAATAGGAATACAATTCATCATACAAAATATGAAAATCAGAAATAGTTATTCCAGCAGCCTCCCAATCTCCATCTCCTATCAGGGGTATGACACGAAAGAACTCCAAATACTTTTGCTCAAACGCGTAAGCTTCAGGATTAGTGAACAAAATAGGTTTTAAAGATTTCTGCGTATAACACATGTATCCAGTCTCCAAAAAATAAGCCACCGTTTCCAGGATCATACCGGGCATATCAGTTAGTGATACGCTGCTCAAACGCTTGGATAAATTCTCAGAAAATACGTTGAAACCAGATACTTTAAAATCTATATCAAAAGAACCGCACAAACCTGAACAAACTACTAAACTCACGACATTTAGCACTTTGTCAAAAAATGGGGATTTCTGGAGAGAATTAAAATCATTCGATAACATCCGCCATAATCCAGCCATATCTTGCAAAGAATGCGGCTCATAAGTTCTCATAAATAAGGAAGAAAACTTATCTGCGAGAGCTACAGCCACACTCTTATTATAATAAGTTTTAAAGTGGGTTAATAACAGGGCTCCGGCGTTAACTGTAGACGTGCTAGTCGCCAAACCTACGATAAGGGCAGTCCAATTTTCAATGTTATTGGCATCAAATTTTGTGGCCAATCTGAGAAAAGAGAAATCGATACGAGCTCTATCCAAAAAATCTAAGTTTCTAGGTATATCTCTCTCTATACGCCTAACCAAATTAGACTTGGAAATATCGTCCCAATATCTCCGATGTAAGCTCATCATCCCCGGAAAAATATAACTGGAGAAAAATGCGCACCAAAGACTAGAGATAAAACCAACACTTAAGCCGATTCTAAAAATCCTAAATTCATCATCACTAGGCAGAGGTACCTTACCGGGGCGTACATTTGAACCACTATGAGACTCATATCTCCTCTTTTCCTTATTTAAAAATTGCATGGGTTCATAATACTTTTTGGCATCACCATTTTTACAGGAACGTTTCTTTTCCTGTAATTTCCCGATCTCCTTTAATATTTTTGAGACTTCTCTCTCGTTCTTTCTCTTATATTTAGAATGAGCATATCCAGACTGAGAGGAAAAAATGTGCCCTCCAGCCACATAAAAACACCTGCTCTCGTACCGCAGGTTGAAAACAAAACGAACGAAGATACGACCGTAAAAATCAATATTTTCCCCCATTCTGCAAAACGCAAAATAGAGAATATAGAATATCCTTTCTATAATTTCTCCTGCCAAGGAGATACAACGTACGGCATAACTGGAAAAGCTCAACAAAGTAGTGTAGGCAAGGTTGACAATTTTATCCATAATAAATTAATCAACCCCCTACACCCTACCTTGCTGAACTTTTCCATCAAGTTTACAACTCGATGAAAAAAGTTCAACAAGCTGGCTTCATCTTTACTCACCTATAAAAGGTTTTACGAATACTAATAGTGCCACTTGACACTTCTCATTATCGCTAGAGTGTAATCTAATTCATATGTGCACAGTAATGAACTGTCCCGCAACATATGCGTGCAAATTACTTTAGTATTAATGAGCCAGACGGGCTTCGGGGTTAATACACCTGCCGGTGTATTCCCCCCAGGGGGGGGGGCGCCTTACTCCCCAAAATGCACTCCTTAATTAGGTCCGTGCGGCAAAGACCTGGCCATTTTGGCATAAAACAATATTTTACTTCTGCTGCTAAGAAGGTTCTTTCCGTTTCGTGAAATTACGCGGTCTATTTTTCCAGAAGCTTTAGACAAAGCTTTCTTTTCCCTTGGCGGTACCCAAGGACGAGTATTTCTAACTCCGTTTCGATTGTCGAAGACCAAACATAAATATTATTTCTTAATCTATGTTTACAAGTTAATGTATTCCAGAATATAAATCTTGATATTAACAATAAAAATTCAACGATATTTAAAACAACAAAATTATC